CCCCGTGTTTATATTGTTCCTATAAAATTAGGTTACATTAATTACAACTTGTTGAGTTGGGTTGGTAGCGATGATACCACCAGTGAAACGCATGATTACACGCACATTCTGTGAACCATCAATATCACTCATGTCGATAACCTTAACCTCGTTGTAATCGCTCAACAAACCAGTTCCAAAGTGCAAATCTGACTTCATACCCAATACACAGTCAAAGTCGTTAAGACCAGGACACATGGTTACGGGGATACCTTGGAAGTTCATTGGCTTTTCACCTACATAGAATTGGAAGTTGTAGTTACCAGCAGACAAAGCGGCTTGGTATGCCTTCATGGTAGATGGACCAACATAGTATTGGTAACCTTCTTTGCCATACAATGCAGCGGGTGAGTTGTCCAATGCTTCTTGCAAACGAGCAACAACATTTGATCCAGTAGTTGCACCACTGAACGCACGAACGATTGCAGAGTTGTCAATCAAATAACCAACCATACCATCTTGACCAGGAACCAATGCGGAATCATACCACAAATTTGATTTCCAAATGCCCAATTCGTTTGCTTGTGCTACTTCGGCAGCGGTTTGTGCCAACATGAATTCTTCGAAAGTTGCAGGCAATTTTTCAAATGCACTGAAACCCGCTTGTGCTGCTTCCCAAGTTGTACGCAATTGGTTCTTACAAAGTTGTAAGTTCACTTGCTTTTCGATGGTAGTCAACACATATTCACCCAAAGTTACTGATGAAGAATCAGTGAAATCACAAGTTGCATCGGCAATGGTGATTGAATCTTGGTAGTTACGGATAACTTCTTTGAAGGCAACATTGGGGTGCAATGTGATAAGTTCTTTTGCCAAGGTCTCGCCTGACAACAACGCAGCCGCAATGTATTTGTTACCAAATAAACCCGCGTAGGTATTTGGAGATACTGTTGGGCCACTCAAATTGATTTTGTTTAATTTATTGTTCATTTTAGTGGTTTAGTTAAAAAGTTGGTCGAATACTCGGTCTTTAATTGTCTTTTCACGCTTATCGCTAATGTGAAAATGCATTTTGCTTGTGGTTGTTGCTTCTGGGTTGAATGGAGTGTGTGGGGCGGGTTCAGTCGCCAATCTTTCTTCCAATTCAGCGTTCACGGCACTCAAAGCAGTTTTTTCCATTTCCAACGCTGACAAACGGGCTTCAAACTTGGCTTCAAGTTCTTTGATTTGTGCGCTGAAATAAGATTCTTCCATTTCGGTTTTAGATTTCACGGTTTTCTTTGGTTTCATTCCCATTTCTTCCTTGATTTCTTCTTTCATGATATCGTCTTGGGCTTCAACTTCCTCAACGATTTCTTCTTCCTCAACTTCGGCTTCTTTTTTAGCGATTTCAACGATTACACCATTTTCATCAACCTCAACGATGTTACCATCTTCCATAGCAAATTCACCTGCGGGTGCGGGGATTTTACCATCTTCGGTTACGATAAAAATTGCTTGACCTACTTCAAAGGCATCCGCTTCAAAAATGGCTTGGCCATCTTCGGTTTTTACTTGTTCCAATTCCACGGCAATGGGTTCATTGATACCCAATTTTACCATGATGCGGTCCAAGATTGATTCTGCGTTCATACTCATAAAACTTTATTTTTTTAGATTGTTAGATTTTTACAGTATTTTACTAAAACTGTTCAACGATTTTGCCAACTTGCTATATTGAGCAATCCCATTGGTTGCCTTATCGTAAATTTTACGCATTAAATCGGCTTGACCTTTTTGCTTGGCTCTTTCTGCCTGAACCATGGCGGTTCTTGATTGGCTTTGTATCTTTTCCAAATCTTTAACCGCGGTTTTGATTTGACTTGCCATTGGCTGAATATCACCAGCGATTCGCTGAACGCCTTTGCTTACTGAATCACCCATTGCAAGTGATTGTTTAAGTAATTTTTCAATTGCCTTAACATCAATTAATTCAATTCTGTACCCTTTAAGTTGCATATTATTTTGATTTTTTATATTCTGTTAAAAGTGCCACCACTTCATCAAGTAATGATGGTTGTTTACTCATCTTCATTTTGTCCGCGAAATAACCTTCAATGCTGAATCCTTTGAACTTGCCATCCTTGGCATCATTCCACACATCATCGTTGGTGATTTTCAAACAACCCATCCATGTGCCAATCGGATCGTTCATCCCATAGATGGCCGATTTGTCCTTTTCCATGTCCTCTTTAATCCAAGTTTCAACCATGCAAACACCTTGAACCGCCAATTCGTGTTCAATAGTGGCGTTGCCTTGATTGCCCTTCATCAAAAACATCTGTGATGCCTTGCGAACGGTATCCTTGGAAAAGTAAATGTAAAATTCATCCATAGCCCCATCCACAATTTGTTTTCGGTATATGGGTTTGTCTGGAATCAATATCGGACCCATTAAGATGCGTTTTTCTGCATCTACCTTGGCAAACTTTACTTCATGGGATTTCAACGCAACAAAATTGGATTCAATGGCGGGGGCTTCCACGATGCTTATCGCATCAATGCCACTTGCCATTTGTTGTTCATCCAATATGAGTTCAACTATGCGCATTACTTAATGTTTCGTGTGTTGTTGTCAATCTTCTTGATGGTGTCATCAACCGCCTTTGTGATTTCGAAATACTTCTTTTTGAATGCACTATCGTCAAGACCTAAATCTTGTGCGGCTTTAACATCTTTGCTCAATTGCTTTTGTGCAAGTTCTTTGATGTTTTGCAAATCAACAACATGACGGAAAAACTCGGATTTGAACTTTTGTATTTCAGCACTAATAGTTTCAAACTTCTTAATTGCGTTATCAACTTCTTGTTGTTTGCTTTTAACATCGGTGATGTATTTGTCAAAATCAACAACTCCTAATTCAACTGATTGAACGGCACTTGATGCCATGAATTTTTCAAATGATGTTTTCATATTCTATATAACGATTTATCCTGGGAATGTTGCGTTTTGTTGGATTCTGCGGTCAAGGGCTTGTTGGGTACTCATGTCCGTTGCAACTGCATACGCCTTGATTGGCTTTTGGTTTTGTTGTGCCAATGACCTTGCAATCTGTGCCGATGGGTCGGCTGAACCACCCACGATTGACACACTTGGTCCGCTTGGTGCGGATGATGCCGTATCACTTGAACCTGGCACGGGTGTTGCCGTCATTTTACGAACATTCGCAAATCCCGCTGCGATGATGGCCGCTGCGTTGATGTATCCCAATGGTGTACCCGCACCCGCTGCCAATGCTTTTGTTGCACCCGCATAAGTGTCAATAATTGCACCCGCAACTGCCAATGTCTTTGCCGTGGCCGTTTCTTCACCAACTGCATTTCCCAACGCTGATAATGCGTTTGATGTGGCATCAAATATGGCCATCTTTGCATCAAACTCCTTTTGTGCCAAATCCTTTTTTGTGGCTTCTTCTGTTTTGGCAATGTCAATTCGCTTGTTTGCTAATTGTTGTTCCAATTCGGTTGTGGATTGCCCCGCATCCTTTCGGGCTTGGATTTGATTTTGCAATCTTTCCAATTCCAATTTGGTCAACGCATCTTGAAGGTCTTTTTCGTTGGTCAAGGTTTGTGTCAACCTCAATTGTTCTTTGGCATATTGGTCATCAATGAACTTGGCTTCATCCTCGGCGGATTTTTCCATGAACGACTTTAATTCTTCCGCTGCTTTTTTCTTATCATCCAACCTTTTCTTTTCAGCGTTTTCCGAAATCTCGGTTAACTTGATTTGGTTGGCTTCTTCCGCTTCTTGTGTTAACCTTGCTTTTTCCTTTGCCGTAAATTTGCCACGATTGATTTCCCGTTTGGCATTATCCAAATCGAACTCCGCTTGTTTCCTTGCCCTTTCTTCTTCATCCTTGATTGAATTCAATATGTTATTTCTATCGGCTTCACGGATTTTATCTGATGCTTCACGCCTTGCGTCACCCCATTCTTTTCGCTTGGCATCTAATTCCTTTTGTCTTTCTATCTCCGCTTTTGCCATTTCATTTTTGCGTTCTTCTTCTTCCCTATCAAGTTTCTTGGCTTCACGATTGAACAACCTCCGTTTGGCCGCCAATTCCGTTTCCGCATTCTGCATTGCAACCGTGGCATCACTGATTGCCTTTTTGGTTTCCTCGGTTTCGCCGTTTAATTTTTGGTCAAGTTTGGCAGCGTCTAACCTATCTTGTGCGAACTTCAATTCTTTGGATGCCAAATCGGTTTCACTTTTGCGCACTTGTTCCAATGCCTTTTGTCTGTCGGCCAATGATGCGTTTGAATCCGATAACAATTCACGGGCTTGTGCCAATTCCTTGTTCCCTTTTGCACGGGCTTCATTCAATGCCAATTCTCTATCCTCTAATTCATCTTGCATTGAGGCAAGTTTACTTCCTTCCGATGCTGCCGAACCAAACAAACCCGCCACCAATTCCAAACCATTTGCCAATCCATCAACAAGCAATGTGGCAAACCCTGAAACGGCTTGGATGATTGGGTTCAATATAGCCCCAAAAATGGATGTAACACGGGCAAGGGCATCCATACCCGCTTCGCTCTTTGTTAGCGCAGCACGAAGCCCCGCAAAGATGCCCACAAGCGCAGCCAATATCGCCCCAAGTGGGTTGGCCACCAATATCATCATTGATTTACCTAATCCCGTAAATGCGGATGCGGTTCGTCCCAATGAACCTGGCAATTCGCCAAACTTATCACCCATGTCGGATAACTTGGATGTCAAACCCGATGCCGCTTGTTTGGCACTACTTGCAAACTTGCTAAACGAGGATTCCGCTTGGTCAACCTCTGTGGTGTCCACCTTTACTTTGTAATCTATTTCTTCCGCCATGACTTAATTTTTCTTTTGTATTGTTTTGCAACTTGCTTTAATGTTTGGTTGTATTGGTATTTTCCTTTGGCGATTTCCACCGTATCAGAAACCCCGTACCATTCTTGTGATTGTAAAAGTTGAATTATCTGTGTTATCATTTTTTAAGTACTAAAAAGTTTGCTTTTTGAATTACGATTGTATGGCTTCCACCCGTTACATTTTTCCAAACAAATGTCACTTCATCCGTAGGTGCTAAATCCAAAATGGTTTCCATGTTCACGCTATGGTGGTTGGAATCAGTCAACCCGTATGCGCTTGTTTCAACACCATTGATTTGTATTTCAAACTCAATTTGTTTGTTTCCACTTTGCCCAAATGCACACATGGCCGTGAACTTGTATTGGCCACCTTCTGTGCAAACATACTTTGCCAAAGACATATTGGATGTGATGTTGTCGACATAACCAATTGATACTTCACTTTCCATTGGAATCGGATCCCATATTGTCGAATCAGTGGTTCGTGATATTGCGGAATCACGATACATGGTAACTTGGTTAAATTGTAAAATGGCTTGCATGTTGTCCACTTGCTGAACCAAACTAAACACATTGTTTTTGTTGTAGTCCGTATCTTGATTGGTATCCAAATAATCTTGGTTGTTGTACCGATACGAATTCATGATACCCTTTGCCACCGAATAATCTTTTAAGTAAGTTTGGCCAAATGGCGTTTCCGTTGGGTTGGTGAAATCGGGCTTTTGACCAGTGGTTGTGAACCTCATGATATTCACATCGGGATAAGTCACCAATTCCAAGTTTGCAACCTCCGTCAACATATCGTATTGGATTGATTGCACTTTGTAGTAATTGGATGAAATGGCGATGGTGTCGTTCAATTCAAGGTTCAACCATTCACCTACGGGTAGTATTGCAGTCATTTTAACAACCCTTGATTGCGTTGAATACATTCGGGATAGGTATTCGGTCCAATACATATCGTACATGGTCTTTGTGGGCGCATTACCGCGCAATGACAATTCCAATCCAAAGGCGTTTGAATAAGTTGTTTGAAGGGTTGGGTATTCCGAATACGCAGTCATTAACGGCATAACGATTTGAATCGCATTGTTGAAATACCACACATCGGATACGGATTGTTTACCCCCGTAGTAAAATAATGTGTAATCTTGTTGCACTGGCTTGGAATCCGAATCCAAAAACACGGGGATGTTCAATTCCGTTTTGCGTACAATTTGCCCGTTGTTGTTTATCTCATTCATTGCTTGTGGGCAAATGATGTGAAATGGTGTTTCAACATTGAATTCATCCGTTGGATAATCAATTAAGGGCATGGTTTTAATACTTCCAAATTCCCTTTTATTGATTTGCTTGTAATAAGCATTTGCCAAACAAGTTGATTCCTGATGCGTGAATGAAATGTGGCGTGGGATTGGAATTTTATCGTGCTGAATGTCCTTCACATCCACAAATCGTGTCCAATTTCGGGTTGTTCCCGTTGCTAACCAATCTTGAAGGTTGTGAATCTCAATTGTGGTTTCACCCGTGGGTACTAATATGCAGTTGAAACCTTGCAAAACACCATTGACAAAGTCCTTAATAGGTTTTTGTGGCATTGCATCACCCATGAACACCGAATTGTTGTTAATCCCTTGTGGGGCTTTTGTGCAATCAAAATCCAAATTTGCACTCCATGTGCCAACGCAATTGTAAGCGATTTGTACGGTATCACCCGCAGTCAATCGTCTTGTGTATGTGCTTGTTTGTAGTGTTGTTGTTGTATATGCACCAGTGTCATCATCCGCACGGCCATTGAGCATAAAATAAAAAATAATACTCCTTGGGGTTGTGGCGGGTTGTGTTACATTAAAAGTCAAATCAAATTGGTAATTGCCCGTTCTGTTGGCCGTATAAATCCCCGTTGCGGGGTTGTAGTTGCCCGATGGATTTGATGTCACGGTTGGAAATATGATTGGCTTTTTTGTTAATGCCCCCGCAGTCCATTGTGTGCAACTGAACCCAATAACATTCGATTCCAATGTACCTGGGCTTGTATATTCGGGATCGTACAACGGACCCGCAGTTTGCATTGGTAACACATACAAATCATCCATTTCAGGTCGTGTCAAAAACGAACCACTCAATGTTAAATCAATTTCGGCAAATACGGTGGTGAGCATTGCCCTCAATCTAATTGCTGGGCGCAAATCATCCACTTCAACACCCCTTGGTTTTAATATGTTGCCATTGACACCACTCATTTTAGAATACCGCCATTGTTGGTTGTAATCTGCAATTGGCCACAATATGTCACCACTGAACAAAGTTTGATTCCATGAATTGATAACCGTGGTTGCATCCACGATATTATTGTAATCACTCCAATCCACTTCGTTCATCAAGGTTTCACCCCACGCATCCAATATCTTTTTGGTAGTTCCGTAAAAAATGATGTTGTAAAGTTGTGGCAATCCATCCTTAAACTTGCAACCTATCAATTCAACCCTACCTTCAAACACGGGCAAACCATGGATGAAGATTGTGCCATCCTTTCCCAAATTGGGATTCCATGCACCCATCACCATGTTTTCATCAAACCAGTTTTCAAATATGGCGTTGTTTGTTTCTGATGCGGGGATTTGAAAATCCTTGGTGTAATCTGTCCACACCGTGGAAAGGTTCATCAAGTCCTTCAACTGCCTTGTAAGCGGAATGGATTCATCGTTGAATAGGTCAACGGGTGTGCCGTCAATTTGTAAACTGAACCTTATCATCGTACCATTTTATTAATCTTTGGTTGGTTGTACTCCAACTGAATCGTGTACAAAATCAACTTTTCGTTCACCCTTGTTTTGCGTTCAAATGTTGTATCCATCACCCGTGCGGACAATACTGCGCTACCATCCAACATCAAAATGTTTGTGGAATAAAACATTTGTTCAACCACCTCAACATCATTTTCACTTATCCAATCCGTGTTCACTGTCATGGTTTCAACTGAATTGGTTAAATAGGGCGTTGTAATTCCCACCCCGTATGTCCATGCTTCGGCCATGTCCGTCTGTTTGAAGATGGGTTGTTCGTATCTTTCTTTGGTTACTGCAAAGGTCGATTTGTAAACGCCATTGAAAAGGAACGAATCGTAAACCCCGTATTTGTTCAAGAATAAAACATCTTGTTGTCCGTACTTATTCTCGCACACAAAATCCACGGGAATAACAATATCATCACCCGCCTTTACAAAAGTAATGTTGATGTCCGCACCCCATGTGCCACCCGCCGTGATTAGTTGCTTTAATTCAATGCCTTGAATGAGTTGATCCGAACCAGTCACCGTGTTGGGGGTTATGGTTGCACTTCCACACACAATGGATGTAATCACACTTGCATCATACCAAAGGTACGCACTTGGCGTTGCCGTGGTCAATGTTACTTTTGATTTGTCTGTGAATACATATTTGGTTGGATAACCTTGGTTGAATCCTTCCGCAGTGTAAGCGTATCCCGCAGATGCCAAACCGACATTGCTTGTCACATAACTTGTGAATGTTAGTGTCGTTCCAACATAGTATGCACCCCGTACCTTTACGGCAAATCGCTTTGCACCGCTTCCGATGTTTGGTTTGTAAGTTCCATTGATTAGGAAATCACGGGTCACTTCTTGTTGCACCAATTTGTGAATGTCAATCCATCCACGCCCACTTCCGTATTGGTCTGGCTTTCTGTTGATGGTCCAATTTGGCGTTGCGGGAATTGTTGCCGTGCCACTCCAAACATACACATCACATTGATAATAGAATTTTGTGGATGTATAAAGTGCATCGTAAAATTGATACATGATTGGGGAATTACATCCCACTATTGATTCGGGTTGTTGGTTGAAAATCATCGCTTAAATCTGTTTTTAATATCTTGTGCCATTGCTTTTGTCAACGCCTTGTTGAATGATGGTAGTATCTCGGTTCGTGCCATTGTCACAAACGGAAACGGTTCAATACCAAAGTGTTTTATCTTTCTATTCATCATGAACCGCATTGATTCCGCAGTTGCCTTGGATTTGAATTTACCAGTTGACAAATCACGGGGCTGAATGCGTTTCATCTTTGTCCAATTACGCATTGATTCAAGTGGTATGCCTTTACCTGGCTTTCTGCCATTTTGCACATAGTCACCCGTTTTGTTCATGGTGATACCCAATGTCATTCCGTTTGGATTGGGTTGAATAGAGTTCACCAATTGGCCACTTGCCACATAGTTTCCACGGAATGTCTTTTTGGTAACGGAAATTGGTGTCCAACCTTCACCAACCTTTTTCCATTTGGCACGGATGGATGTGCGTGGTCTTTTTACCTCCAACATCATACGGGCGGAAACTGCCCATTTATTGGAATACTCCGCAACAACGGCTTCGCTATTCTTAAACGCAATCGCCATCAGTCACCCATGGGTTAATCAGTTCAATTCCAACTGTGATTTGATAGCCACCTAATACCGTGTCCATTGTTTCCACAAATGGTTGAAAAGTAATTGGGCGAATGTATTGCACTTGGTTGTAGTAATTCTGTTCAGTACGCCACAAACCCTTTGAAAAACGCACATATAAATCTTGAAGGATGTGTCCGTAGTTTTGATTCTCCGTGTATCCATATTCCGAATACTCGGTTATCAAGTTTTCTTGTTCGTTTTCCGTTTTCAGAAAGTTCACACGATCCGCCACCATTACATTCATTTGAATGGTTGCCACTTGGTCTGTTAATGCCACGGATTGAATCGAACAGTGCATCAATGGGAATACCAAAAACGCCTTGAAATCAAGTTCGGTCAATGTACCATGTGAATAATTCCAACCTTCTTCGGTTGCAATATCCTTCATCAACTCAAATGCCGTGCCTATGTGATTATTGTTCATTTTTTTCTAATTGCTTTTTGTTCCATCTTCGCAATGTCACTTTCGTAAGCGGTCCACATGAGAGCGGTCTGAATGGGTTTTGTATACACATTGTCAAGGTTGAGGAAATTTCGGTTAGCAAGTCGGTAGACCATTCCAAACCATCCCCATTTTTTGGTAAGGCGTATTTCATCGCCACTTCCCCCCTCCTCACCATCCGCAAATACTTCTGGAAAGAATTCAATAAGTCGATTCCTAAACTCCAAAAAAAAAGCATCGCACCAAATGCAGTGTTCGCGTCTATCTCCTTAAATGCGGAATTCAAATCGGCATTGTAGGCCATGATTTCATATCTTCCATTCTGTCCTTTTTTGGTAATGGGGCGATACAAAACCGACAACACTTTCCAAAGGTCGTTTGGTTCTTTGCAGTAATTTTCGATGTCAATGAATTCACCCGTTGTGAGTTCGTCAAAGTTTGGGATGAATCCGTATTCAATGCCTTTGTACTCGAACCTGGGTGTGAATGTTGGTTTAGATTCCAACATGGTTGTGATTTTTTCCACACAGTATTTCAGTGTGTCAAATGGCATATTCTTAACCTCCGACATGGTCAAGTCACAAAAGATTGCCACCGCTTCCAACTGCCTTGATACATCATCCATTTCGGGTTTTAACCCGTTGTATGTTATCATTTGATGCAACTTTACATCACGCAGTTCGGTAGGTACAATTATCTTTTTGTTTTCAATCATATATTAATAAAACGAAGAAATTCCCGAATGTTTACGGGAATCTTTCGTGAAGGATAGTGTGAACCCTTGCATGGTATCTTTGGACTTCCTTATCGGTCTGCAAAATATCCCCAAATTCACGCACCGATGAAATGATGGTGGAGTGATCCCGCCCACAGATTAGCCCAATTTCTTCAAAGGTCATTTCTAACCGCTTTCTGCAAATGTGGTTGAACATGTGGCGGGCATACAATGGCCTTCGTTTTCTTGACCTTGTTATCACTGTGTCGGGTGTAAGGTCGTAAACCTCACAGATTGCCCGTAATACTTCACGCCATGGGGTTGGTTCTAAATTGATGTCCGTTTTGGGTTGGACAATTTCACGCTTCAACGCACGAATCAAATTGTCATAGTCCGATTTTTGTTCAATCATCTGCAACCGCATCCGTCTAATTTCTTGTTTGAGGTTGTGTACCTCTTGGTAATGGCTTGTCATTTGTAGTTTATTTTACATAAAAAGCACCGATAATTCCCCTTGGATTTGTTGAATGTCACCTTTGCCAGTCGGTTACATTTGGGGCATCTTGGATGGTCAACAATTACAATTGAATCATACACCGATTGCCAATAATCCTGCCCTTGTGGGCTTGCATCCCATTTGAACGCATCCAATAACATATCTTGGATGGTGTTGTACTTTTGTACCTTTTTGTCATCATCAACCAGTTTGATGAATTCCTCATACATTGGCAATGCCTTTGCCTTTGTTCTTAATTCGTTTGAGTAACGATAATCTTTAATTTCCATTTGTCATTTTTATTGCTTTGAATATCTCATATGCCACTTGTGGCACAATTGCGTTTCCGTATGCTTTTATTGATTCGTTTCGCCACTTTGAAAAGGTAATTCCGTCCAATTCGGTGGGAAGCCCATCATCTCCCCCACAAATCGGGGATTGAGTTGGGAATTTTTCCCAATCCATTCTGGGTTGTCTTTTGCTATTGTTCTCGTTAAATTCATTTGTTTGAAATTCCCCGTTTTTACCCCTTCCCCCGTATCCCTGTATTCCCCCGCTACTGGTGTCGGTAACATACCCATCGCCGCCATTTGTTTCAACGGATTCTGTAAATTCACACCCTTGGCTTTGTGTCGTTCTTGTGCCTTCTTGAATGTTTCTGGCTTCCTCGGTGTGTTGTAGTCGAATGCTGTCGGTGTTGGCAACATCCCCGATTCCACTATGTCCCTCAGTTTTACTCCCCATCTCACTCCGTCTTTGTTCGTCCGAAAATAACTTCCGTTCTCCATCTGCACATCGTTCACACACCCTCCCTCTACATCCGCACTCCTTGGTGTTGGTAGTAATCCCATCACTGCAAAATGTTCCAAGTACATCGCCCTCGTTTCCCCTCCGTATGTTTCTTTCCGTTTCATCGTTTGTTCCTCGGTCACTTCCCTCGGACTTGAATTGGGTGTTGGTAGCAACGAACCATACTCGGTCTCTTCCGTGTGGGGCATTGACCGCCGCCGCAGGTATAACCACGGCCTGGACTTCGTACCCCGCAGATTCCAAGTCAGAATGCACCTCGTCGAATACCATTCCCCCATTCCAATTAAGCAACCCAAAAACATTTTCCCCCACGATGTACTTTGGTTTAATCTCTTGTATTGCTCGTAACATTTCTGGCCATAAATGGCGTTCATCTTCTTTGCCTTTGCGTTGCCCTGCACTTGAATAGGGTTGGCATGGGAATCCCCCAGTGAGAATGTCAATTTTGTTTGCATATTTTGTAAAATCCGTTTTTGTTATGTCATCAAATGATTCTGCATTCGGCCAATAATGATGTAATACTTTTTTACCGAATTCGTTCCACTCACAATGAAAAACATTTTCCCATCCCATCCATTCGGATGCCAAGTCAAACCCCCCAATTCCTGAAAATAAACTTCCGTGTCTCATATTTGTCTTTGCAAATATACAAATCCACACGAAATAAACAATAATTATTTATCTAATATCGTAATTTCCATAATTTCCACGAACTCCCAACGCCATCATCTCATGGTAGCGAAGTGCGTCACAGATGTGTTCTGTACCCGTTGGTGTGTTCATTGTACGCCCTTGGGCATCGGTATCCCAACAATAATTGCGTAGTTCTTTAATTAGGTTTGTGGATGTGGATGTCACCAAATACGATTGTGATTGCATGATTTGGATTCCGTAGTTGATTGAATCCTTTCCCTTGGTTACGCCCTTGATTCTTATGCCGTATCTGCGTATTTCATCAATTGACTTTGGTTCTGCGCTATCCGCATACACTGGCACAAAGTTGGGCAATGCCTTTGCAATGTCTGAATTAAGCATCCCCGTTCGATATGCGACCTCATCAACAATTCGTTGGCCATTGTACTCATATACGGCCACAATTGCCGTAGGGTCGTTTGTATAACCAAAATCCACACCACAACCAAGTAACCTTGCATCCTCGGGAATCTTGTCAATGGTTTGCCAATTGGAAAAGATAACTCCTTGAAGGTTTCCAATCTCCCCAAGCCCATATACTCTGAACCAATTTTCCCAATACCTACTTGTTTTCCCCTTTTCTTTGGCCTTTTCAATCTCCGCAACAATAGATTGGTCCAACGCTTCATTGTCCTTGTATGTGAGAATTATCATTTCGGAATCTGGGTCATTAATGAGTTCCGAATCCACCCAAAATTCACGCACTGGGTTATAGTCAAGGTAAATGAACTTTCTTGTACGAATTGATAATTGGTAGTACGATTCCCAATCTATGTTGTTGCACTCGTTTACGAATAGAACATCACGCCTTGCACCCCTCAACTTTTGCGGTTGATCCGCTGAAAAGAATTCAATGTATGAATCATTTGAGAATGTGTAGGTGAGTGAAGATTTGTTCCACTTGTTTGGGTCGTACATTCCCACCATGTCCATGATTTTAAGAAAGTCACGGATTGCACCCCTTCGCAAATGCGGGATGGTTTCGGATACCACGCTAATTTCACACTTTGGGTTTTGCACCGCGTATGTGATAAGCATGGGAATAATACTGAATGTTTTGCTCGAACTTGTGCCTCCCCTAACTATTCTAACCCGCTTTCGCAGTTGTGAAATCTTGGTTTGGGCGGTGGTTCTTTGAAGCATTATTTTACATCCAAGTCAATACCATTGAAGATTGGTTTTTCGGTGGTGACATCAATTTGTTGGGTGGGCATACCAAATCCCGAATCCATCAATTGTTTGTACGCACCTACATCACCTTTCCTTGCCTTGTGTATCATTGCAAGTGTTATTAAATCTTCTTGGGATAGTTTTTCCAATTCCCCCGTGATGGGGTTTTTGCTTTCTTGCATTACCTCTAACCATTTCCGTGCGATGGTGCTTCGGTTCTTGCTTCCCTTTGGTCTGCCATTGGGGTTTGGGCTTTGTTCCCCTGGCTTCCATGCTGGTTTCAAATTTTCCTCGTTTGCCATATCGGTGTACTTTCGGTGTTAATCATTTGGTAGTAAAGGAATGGGCATCCACATATATGGTGCATTGATTGGTGAATCATCTGTTGACAAATACCATTGCCCGTCTAAAATATAGGCAACCTCTTTGGTGTCAATTAATACCCACACTTGGTCATGTGGTATGGTGTCGCGGGTTTCTCTCCATGCTTTCATAGTTCTAATAATTTCCAAACTGCTTGTTCAGGTGTTGATGCTATTTTTTGTAATGCTTTTTTTACTTGGTTGTATTCATCGGGGGTGTATTCCAATGTGATTTTTTGGGTATCAATCTTTGGTTCATCTTCCACTTCGTCAATAACTTTTGGTAGTTCCAATCCCCAATCTTCCAAATCGTCCGCATCAAAATCGTTGGCAAGTGCATCCCAATCCCATTCCCCAAAATTTAGGTTGTCTTTGATGATGAATTCTTGTTGCTTTTCCTTACTCCAATCTACCTTTTGACATGGGATGGTTACAAATTCGAGTTCCTTCATTGCCATGTACCTCATTGTTCCACCCAATATCATGTTGTCTTGGTTGATTATCAATGGGCGAACCATCGTCATGTCGGGGAATTCCCGAATGGACTTTACCAACTGTTCAAACTTGGAATCCTTAATGAACCTTGGGTTTGCATCGTTGGGATGAATGTCGTTTATATTGTACGCTTCAATCATTTGTGCATATTTATTTGGTGTACTGTTATCAGATATTCGTTTTTTAATTTCGTTCCAAAGTGTACTTCATGGTGACAATCACGGCATAACCCCATAAGGTTTTCAATTGTGTCTTTGCCTCCTTTTGACCTTGGAATAAGGTGGTGTACATCAACACATTGTTTTCCGCAATCAGGAACTTCGCAACCAATCCAATCGCTTGTATCGTATCCAAAGTAATCAAGATATATCCGTGTGTGTTTCTGCATTGAGTTGCCTAATTTGTGTTAACCATTCGCCCCATCGTTCACGATCCGCAAACCTTACTTTGCACTTATCACAAATATAAATCAAATTGGAATCGATGTGTGGTCCAGTGGGGTTGATTTTTTCTTCTGTGCTTACTTTGTAATGGTCACAAACCTCACACTCATTCTTGCACTTGATAAGTTTCATACACTTGTGTCAACTCGTTAATCATCGTTTGCCATGCCTTTGGGTTGCAAGTACACGGCTTGTAAATTCTCTTTGATTGAAATATCCGTGACCACATTTTGGATAGGTGGTCCGCTTCCATCGGTGATAAGGTGGTGGAATTTATGGTCTTGAAATGTGTAAACCAATCATATTCACCCTCCGTCATGCACAATGGTTTGCGGTTTGGGAATATCTTGTTCAATTTGTGTTTACGGGCATCGCAGCCACAATCTTCCGAATCCTTCCAAATCAACTTCTTTACTTTTTCGGTAATTGGTTTAATTAATGGTTGGTTCAAAAACCTTTCAATATCATCGCCCAAACCTTGTGAACGCACTCCCGTACCTCGGCCAATCAAATCATTTACAAAAGTTGTAGGCACACCCATTTCATTTGCGATGTCAACTTGTTTTTGACCTTTAACATGATAGCGGTCTAACACTTCCAAGTGTTGTTCTTTGGTGTATTTTAGTTGTGTCATAAGTCCAGTTTGAAATGCGTGTAAGTTGTTTTCTTGTTGGGTAACCCATTCTAAATTGTCCAATGCATTGTTTTCTTTGTTCCCATCTTTGTGGTTTACAAATGTTTTGCCCTCAATTTTGTCAATAAAGGCATCCGCTAACAAACGATGCACATAAAGTGTATCGCCATACCCACTGCCTTTGTTCCCCGTTTTGTATAAAGTTACTGATGGATACCCATTTTGCAATGTTGCCTTCAATTTTTTTGGTGCTTCTGTTCCCCATCTTCCGCGATTAGAAAACACCTCTCCATTTTTTGTTATATAATACCCTTCGTAATTTGGTATTTCTTTGACATCAATGCCATCAATTTTTACAATTGGGATATCCAATTCAATCCCCGTGGCCTTCGTTACCTTCTGAATCGTATCCCCCAGTCCGATGGATGGTCGTGATTCGGTAAACTGTTTCCGTGTGTCTTTTTTCTTCTGCATATATCTTGTATTTGTTTTGTGTCCTTTGTTTGATAAATTGTTTGGCGTTCTTTATTGAGTTAAACACCGAATGTGTTGGGATGCCCGTGCGTTTTTCTATCTCCCTCATGCTATGCCCATACACAAAATGGAGTTCCAATAACATTTGGTCATAATCTCGGAGTTCATCAATTGCGTTCTTCACCTCACCCATCAAATCAGAATGTGCCATTTCAGCCATTTCGGGGCTTTCTACGGGTACAAAATGGTCTTGGTGGGGTATTGTGTTCTTTTGACTTCGTTTGATGTCCATAAACGCATTGTGAAGCATTTTGAAAAGATAAATGGTGTTGATTGTTCCGTGGTGGTTTGTTAGCCGTGTGAAATTTCCTTCCGCCAATTGTATTTCTGCAAGTTTCAAATACATTGATTGTACCATGTCATCCGATTCATCACCCGTTGCCCCAAGGTATTTGGCAATTTTCAACCATTCGTTGTGCCTTTTCGCTATGGCTTCAAGTGTTACCAATGTATGATTCTATTTGTAATTTGAAATCGTCAAACGAATATACAACCACATAGGCGTAATTCATTGCGGTGACTAACTTTTCCCACTCTTTTTGGTGTGTGCTTTGCTTGTTTGGTTTGATTTTAAGTTCGATGAATAACCCGTGGTGTATTTTGTTGGGTATGAATAACACAAGGTCGGCCACCCCTGGCAATACTCCTTCGGCTTTTAATCTTTGAGCCGTTCGCAAATCGCGTGATCCTCCGTTGGGAACATGAATCAAATGGTTTGCCCACTGGCGGTATGCCAACCGAAACCACTTAACGCAGTTGACTTGTAAACGGCTTTCAAGATGTTTCATTCCGCATCAAGGTACAATGACTTGGCTTTTGTGAAACCCGCATTGTATGCCATTTGTTGGTCCATTTGTTCTAATCTTTTCAGGTGGTGAATCACTTCGGGTCCTGGTACTGCCGTGGGGTGGTTTTCTTCCAACCACTCAACGAATCTTTCTATTGGTGTTTTCATAATAAATTAAATCTAATTC